GCTAATTGTACACAACACAGCTCTTAAATATGTACTATTAACACCATTTATAACAAAAGGTTTGGAATCAACACTATAAGGGTCTATTATTTTCAATTCTTTGGGGTTTTCAAGTAAAACTGCATACTTGTCACTTAAGTTTCTCTTAAAACAATTGATTATGTATTGTAAAACTGTAGGTTCTCTTAAGTTTGAACTCAACCCTATCATATTTTGCCTCTTCTTTTGTGTTATCATTCGGTATAATATTCTCAATCTATTTACAGGAGGCAAGTTAACCAACTTGTTGTAATCATTCATCAATTGTTCACCTTCACGTTCCAAATCCCAGCTGTTGTTAATATTGTGTTTGTCAGCATCAAAGTTTTTTCTATCGAATGTGTACTGTATAAGCAACCCAGCTGGAGCTTCATATTTTGTCTCTCTTGTTGTTAGTGGTATTGTTGTAACGTGCAAAAGTTTGAACTTTCTGGGTGCATCAATTATCATAAATCTCGCTTTACTTAGCAATTCATAAAACAAAATAGGTACATCACTTCCTCCTGTTAAGTAAGCTGGGTCAACACTAATTGGGGAAGTTATTCCTGCTTTGCCTGTCACCTCTACAATTGCTTGACGCAAAGTATATAACCCTTCACCACAATTAGGAAACTCAGACATATCAAGACAATGTTTAGAAACCAAACCTGATATTCTAAGTAATGTTGCTAGTTTTGAGCTTCTTGCATATGCCAATTTGTATGATGATTGCGAATAGAAACACTCTAAGTAGGGTTTTAAAAGGTTTTTTTGATTTGGTTTTATAAATCTATAACCTAAATTTTCTTCTAAAAACAACCTACCTTTCTCAATATCTATATCTAGCAACTTTATAATGTTTGTGAAACGTTTTGAATACATATCCTTCAGATACCTTGGCTTTGTTAGTAAGCATAAACTATCCATCTCTTCATCATTTGAGTTTTGTGCCAACAGATTTCCAAATAGATTTTTGTGTTCATCCTCACCATATTGTATTAGTCTGTAATTATTGCAATTCCCCTGCGTTAATAGATTCAATATTGGGAAAACCTCAATTAAACCAAATGCTTCTATTGGTAAATTGCAAGGGTTCATTGTATAGGCATCATTTCTTTGCCCTGGTAAAGTTGAGTATAACTGTTGCACCTTCCAATTATGTATTTTTTGAAAGAACAACCCAGTTAACACATTACAACCCACTCTCATAACTTCAGCGGTTCTTGAACCTACTATGGCAGCATCCTCTTGATATCCAAATCCTGTTACAGAACTGGTTACTTCTTTAACTTTTTTTATTTGCGGATAGATCATTGCACCATTAAAACAAAATAATGACGTAAACTCAACAACAAAGTTCGTAACAACTGTCTTTTTTGCACTATCTGTTATTGAGCCACACCTCATAACAATAGATGATAAAGTTTTTGTAGCTTTCAAATTTTCCGCTGTGCAAGCAATTCCCAAAACATAATCATCACTATGCTCTAAATGGTTAATACTGATCCCCTTGTGCATGTTGTTGGCTATAGTTGCTAATTTTGAGTATATTACAGCAGCTTTAAATGAAGATGTGTAATTCATTATACCCATCCAAAAATTTTGTGGCATATTTATGAAATTTTCTACCTCACCATCTAAATTTCGCAAGTATTTTGTATGTTCTGAAATATGAGGATTCTTTTTTACAATCCCATTAGGTATCTTTAATTTTTTATGTCTCCATCTTTCAAGAATTGACATTATTAAATAGTATACATTGTAAGGCAATAAATCTTTAAACTGTGTTAACATAACTGCAAATGATTCCATTAATTCAGAAGCTGACCATTTACTACAATCACCATTCACAAAAAATGAGCTTGTTTTTGTTTTTCTTGCCATTGATCTAGTTTGTTTAAATAAATTATCAATCTTGTATAGTTTCATATCACCTGGCACACTTATGCACTCACTAGGTATTTGTTTGCATAATTCCTTGAAGAATTCTTCTACAAATTTTATTGCAAATTTAGATTGGATATCCAGTACATAAAACTCTCTCTTTGGGCCATATTGACTTTTAATACACATGTCTGCAATTGGTTTTTGATCGCTATTTACATATTTGAGGGCATGCGAATACAAATTATCATCTAAGCAAATCTCCCCGGTGTTGCTTTTGTATAAAAGGGCATCTTGAACTTTCATTCTTTTCTCTGAATTTGCCTCTCTATTAGGATCGTCAATAGCTGCTTTAGTACTGGTGAAATGTGCTAAAGGTTTAAATAATTGCGGAGATGTTAATG